AAGGAGGACATCGTTGTCCTCCGAGAAGAATACTGGGTCAGTAAATGAAAAGTCGGGGACACATTGTGAATCCGTATATTTATTATTGTACAGAAACGAATCGTAAAAGGGAATCACAAGCAGCAAGTCGTTGCTCCACAGAAGTTTAAGCTGCTCAAAATCAATCCGTGGTTCGTAATAAAAGCCCTCTTGAGCGGCAAAAGTATAAATCTTTATTAGTTGCTTATACCCCTTGGCATTCTTAGCAAAAATTATGTTTTTGTAAGAGTTTCGCCTGCCTTCTTCGCTTTTGTTCCTGCTATCGGGGCAGAAGGTTAAACGAAGCCCAAAAATAAGTTTTATTTCAAGTGCTTCCGCGTTGGTAAAAGCTTCTAAAAAGCCCGCCATGTTGTCGTCCACAAGGTAAGCCTCTTTTATTCCTGCGTCATCACAGATGTCAAAAACCGAATCAGAACTTTCGTCCTCCTTGACTTCTTTGGGCATCTTGAGAGTTAAAATTGACCGCCCAAGACTGTAATGGCTTTTAAAAATGGGAGTTATTTCCTCCATGAAAATTTAAGTATACGGCACTTAGGCAAACATGTCAAGAATATTGTCTTGAGACATTCCCTTGTGTCGCGGACACCCGTCATAGCTTCTTTTTTCTATTTTTTCGCCCTTTTTGAGAGTTTTTTGGAGATCTTTTTTCTTTAAGGCTTTCCCTGTCTCTTCCCCTTTTTTATTCACGGTAACAAAATAATCGTAAGGATCAATATAAGGACACCTCCACTTGCCTATTTTACACAGCCACGAATCTTTCTTTTTGTCGGCAGCGTAATTTGTTGTGGCTGTTTCTTCGGTGAAGTTATTTATTACCCCAAAGGCATGAGACAAGTAGTATTCGAGGCCGCTGAGTTGAGCGTCTGTAAACTGGAGTTGCTGACGGGGCTGCTTGGGAAAACGCAAAAACTGAAATTCGACAGTCGGCTTGTACCCTTTCCATTCTTTCTTGGAAGCGAGCGTGTAAACCATCGCCTGAATGTTGGAGTGAAGCTCTTCTCCGCGAAATTTATATTTACTGCTTTTGTAATCTACGATTTTTATTTGTTTGTTTTTCTTGTAAACTATAGGTTTATCAATGAATCCCCTTATCTTATAAGGAGGGTTTTTGTTCTCAAGCAGGAATTCGTGCTCTGGTTTGTCCACCTTCCCTCCAGCCCCAAAAAAATCGCAACGTAACCCAACTAATATCATCTTGTTTACAAGAGTTGTGTTCTCTTCGTTAGTCATCGGTAGGTCGAAGCTCTTTTCCATTTGGATTAAATGCTTCATTACCAAACGGTGAACAGCGGCACTTCCTCTGATATGGTCTCCCTTTGTTATTAGGGTGAAATGCTTCTTGTGCTTCTTTTTGACTAGCATTTCAAAAACCAAATGGCATACGGTTCCCCGAAGCGCCCCTTCGTTTTGTTTTTGGGGCAGTCTGAGATGGTAGTTGCACCAGTAAGACCAAGAGCAGGTCTCGAGAGTTTTTAGTCTGGATGCGGAAAGAACTCTTTCCTTTACTTCTTTATTTGGCTTTTCCATTTTAGTATTTCTTCTCGGGACATGCTTCCAAAATCGTTTTTTGGAGGCAGTTTGATTTCAAGCTGCTGCTCGTCGAATTGACGAAGGAGATTATTTCGCGCTTTATTCGCCGCCCTGTTCCCCGCGTAATTTTCATCATTATTAAATGAGATGTATATTTTCTTCGGGTCTATCACCATTAGGATTTGTTTTATTTTTGAGGTGATCGACAAACCAAAAGTTACTATTGTATTTTTAACCCCCGCTTCCCAAAGAGATAGCATATCCCCTATACTCTCCACTAGAAATACCTCTTTCTCCGCCTGCAAATATTTTAAATTATACTTTAGGGGATAGCCCCATAAACGTTTTTCTCCAATGAGTTTCCATTTTAGCTGTTGTTTATTTGTGATATCTCTTCCGGCGACCCCCAAAAGCCTACCTCCCCTGTCGAAGATAGGGAAAACATGACGGTCTTTCATTTTTCCCGAACGCATTATACCGCTTTCGAAAAATTCCAATGTGGGAGGGGAGATTCCTCGGTCTTTCCAGTAGGAGTGGTCGGAGATGATTTGTTTTAAATTTTCTTTATTTAAAATTAATGGAGCTTTGAGTTTCTCTTTCTCCGGTTTTGGGATTCGGAGTTGAAAGTTGTTCGAAATATAACTTTTAGCTTCGTTTAAATCTTTTAGCTTGAGCGTTATTTGGACTAACTCTTCCAAGTTTCCAAACCTATTCTCTTTGAAGTCCACCCATCTTCCGGTATCTTTTTTAATGCACAGCACGTTATTACTGCTGGACTCTCTGTACAAGGGCTTTGTCCGATACTCCCTTCCGCTGTCAAAGAGGGTATACCCTATGTTCGTTAGTATATCTTTTACCTCATGCATTAGTGCTTAAAAATCCGAATTCTTCAGTTGTGTTGTCTGTATTTTGGATGTCGAAGGATTGTTGCCCGTGTGTAATAATGTCTTGAAGAGTGCCTTCTTCTTGAACCTTAAAATTTTCCACCCTGAAATTAAGAAAGTTGTTCACTAGCCTCTCGCTGTCACTTTCCCGCCCATTAACACTTTCCACTACCCTTCTTCTTATTAAGTCTTGGTGCCCGGCTGCGTCACGCCCTTGAAAGCGGGTTTTAAGGGGGATCAGTTTATGAGTTCCAAACCTGTCGCCGTCTAAAGCTATTTCGTCCGTAGTCTTGCGCCTAAAGATAGCGACAAAAGTTGCAAACCACTGCAGCCTGTCAGAAAGCGATATCGCCGAGCTATCATCAACCAGACTGCCTGAGTTTCTATTAAAGCTTTCTCCAGAGCGATTCATTTGCATAGCTGTCACGAGAGGCGCGTCTATTTCTTCCGCTATTCTTTTTAATTTATCTATTTTTTCGCCAATAGCTTGGTGCTCCGCCCAATTTCTATCCACTCTTTCTCCCGTCAGCTTTATGTAATCATAAGCCACAACGCATTTATTTCCTCTTCCAACATACTTCAAGTGCCAGCGTCTAATCATGGCACATATTTCGTCAGTCGTTTTATTTCGAACGTGATAATGATAGTACTTGTGTTTCTTTAGTTCTTGGAAATACCCCCTGACTTTTTCTGTCATCTTTTCGTTCGACCTCCATTTTCCAGTTTCAAGAAACCATAAGGGGACGTCTGTTTTAGCTGCCGCCATTCTAAATTGGATTTCTTCCGTAGTCATTTCCGTGTCGAGTACCAACACAGGAACATCATTTTTTATAGCTGTTCCCAGACAAAGTTCGTTAATGAAGGTTGTCTTGCCTTGCGCGGGTCTTGATACTATCGCGTAAATATTTCCTCCCCTGAGGCCTCCATATAGTCGATTGAATTCACCATATGATGTTGAAAGGCCTGTGTCATCAGAAGGACTGTTTCCCCTTTCTTCAATCTTAAACTCTAGATCATCAAAAACGTTTTGTGGGTCATCGTCGAAAGAGTAACTTGAAATTTTTTCGCTATAGATTGAGTCGGCGGAAGCTATGATTGAATCGAGATCTTCGTTGGACGCGTTTGTTACGTGCTGCTTTATTCGATCAGCTGTTTCGCTTATCTCTCTCCTGACCCGAACCTTGACTAACTCTTTACAAGAATCAATGACGGCCCCACGGGTAATAGGGGTATAACTTAAAGTGTTAATGTAGTCATATATGTCTATGTCATCTTTTGAAGAAATCCCTAGGTTGGATATCTTTGTTGCCAAGAGAACCTTGTCTATTTTTTCGTTATTTAAAACGGCTTCCCTGAGGATGCAGTAAACTGTCTGGTGGACATCATTATAGAAGTCTGCCGCACTAACAAAAGAGTCTATCTCCGGTAATACGTCAGGATGTTTAAGGAGCCCCCCTAGGACATGGCCCTCGACCTGATTAGAATATATGGGCATCTATATTATTTATATACCCGATCTACTTTAAAGAAATAGTCAAAAAGAGTGTCGGGGGCTTGAAGCCCTCCGATTGCTGTATAAACAGCTACGCCTTCCTTCGCGCCCGCATAAATTCCGCGGTGCACGGTGGATTTAGAACCCATCATCCTGCTTAACTGCTCAAAACCGTGTTCTAAACTGGACTGAGGTATCTTATCGAGAGAATCCTTGTCACCAATGATAACGCACGCAGCTATATTTCCAGTAGCGGCGTCTATTCCCGCTAAGATGTTTTTGCGTAAGTTGTCCCTCACCGCATAGGAAATACCTGTATCGGTATAGTCCTTCACGGGCGTTGCTCCAAACATAATTATCCCAGAAGAGAAAATGGTATCAAGATCGGCCTTGTCGAAAGTGGTGTAAGCCGACTCCTTCGCCGAAATCTTATTAAAGAGGTGGAAGATGGAGCAGACGCTGTTGTTTGCCGTGCCCCAAAACTGGTTAACGCTCAGCTTGGGGTAAAGTTGCTTAATTTTTTCATTGTCCAAGATAACCAACGGAGAAACTACTCCAGCTTTTTGAAGCTCAAGCGTCCTAAGAACCGTGCCCTTGGCATTATCCTGAACCTTTATCCCCTCTCCCCTTGTTGGGAGAGCCAGAATACAGCCAATTTTTGCATCTGTGTCTTTCTTTTCTTTACCCAATGATTGACTAAGGTCGTGGCATATATCTATAACTCTAGCGACACCTCCGGCTCCAGTGCCTCCTCCTGCTCCAGCACAAACCAAAACTCTTTCGTATCCATTCCCAAAAGTCTTCTTGAGAAAGTCTAAAATGTCCTCATATCTTGTTCGAAAGACTTCATCAGCCGTATCTGGGTTTTTTCCTGCCCCTCCGTCTCCAACGAGGAGTTTGTTTTCTTCGGGAATTTTAATTAGGGATAAATCTTGCTGGGCAGTGTTGATAATTCCTACCCTTCTGTAACCCAAGTTCCAAAAAGACTCCGCAAGTCGCGAGCCCCCTTGCCCGACCCCCACTATAGCAAAATTAAAAGCGGCATCATTAAACTCATCTTTGACCCCGTCCTCCAAGGGTTCGTCGTCTGGAAGTGGAATGTCTGGAAGGTCTATTCCCAAATTAGTTACTTCAGTGGGTGTTACCTCAGACGTTGCGTCGCTCATCGGTATTGATGCGCCGGTTGGAGGCGTAATAGCTTCTCCCGCCACGAGGGAAGGAGGGGCTTCGGCTGGTTTATTTTCTGGATAATATTCGTGGATAGGTGTATCACTCATTTTCGTCTAGTCCTTCTTCTTCTTCTTCGTGCTCTTCTTCGAAAACATTATTTATGTTTTCATTAAAACTTTTAGCGTTCACGCCCTCCATCGCATCCGCCCAGTGACTTACTAAATATTGCAATGACATGGCGTTTCTTTCATCCTCCACCTTGGAGTAAACTCGAGGGTTGCCATCCTCGTCGAAATTAAACAACATGAAACCCCCGCAGGACCACTCGCTGATCTGGTCTAGAATGATGTCGGGTATTCTGTGCGTTTCGCTAATTTTCATACAACTTATTACACTATTTTACACACTCACCGAAAACTTCTCCAAAATGTATTCTGGAGAGAGGGATGCTAAATCTTCTTGGGTTATTTCTAAAATTTTAAAATTATTATTTTCTAGCCATACCATCTTGTGGTGATCTCTTTTGATGGATTTTAGATAGTTTGCTCTGGAGTTACCGTGAAAAAACTTGTTAAACGACTCGTGCTGAGGACCTTGCGCCTCCACTGCAATTCTTTTGGTCATATTTATCATGTCCACCTTCATTCTCGTCCCATAAACCGGAAACTCTTCGTAACAGATATGTTTTCTCCAAAATGTTTTAAAAAACTGTTTGACTTCAAATTGGAAATTTGAGCGACATGCTCCCTCCCAATCGATTCTGTATTTATGGACACTTTTGTATCTAAGTTTTCCTCTAACATCATATAGTTTCACTTTATCTCCAACGCTTTTTTGAATTTGTTGAAAAGATAATCTCGAACTTTATGCATTTCCTCTAGATATTTGCGGAAATTATCTAGTCCTTGGTGCTTACTCTCCATTTCCACACCTGCTTTTTTGAGTTCTTTGATTAGGGGGTCTCCCACAATGATCCAAGCCCCTTTGGTTGTCGCCATATCCCATTGTAGAAGCATACCTATGATTTCGTACTCTATCCAAATACTCCTGCCTCCGGTGCGCCCATACTTAATTGGATAACGAACCTCTGCGCCTGTTCTTTCATTAGCTGATTTGCGAAACACTACCTTACACCAATGTCCGTCCGGCTTCTTTTCTTTAGGCGGAATCGTATCTCCTCCCCATCGGGGTTGAAATTCCAAAATCCAATCAGAGTAATGAAGTAACGCGTTGCCTCCGGAAGCATTAGTTAATTTCGGATCAGTTCTTTCATACTGGTTCACGCTAACTTTACTCCTTACCTGTGAGATCATGAAACAGATGTGACCTTTCGTGGAAAGCCCCAAAGCCATCTTCTTCAAGAAATTGGAGCTTAAAACAGACCCTCCGGCAACCTTGTCAGAATCCTCAAAAGAACGATCCATGTC